AGCGCCATTCAGAGTCTAGAACGCCTCTTGAAAGATGGTATGCGGTGCCATAATGCCGTTGCCGATTTATATGAGACCTATCTGGCCGGCGTCCAGAAGAAGGCAGAAAAGGCCAAGGTGAATGCCAACAGGGAGGCCTTAGAAGAGGGAATAGAAGAGGGACAGGGATTGCTGATGGATCTGGAAGTCCAGATTCAAGAAGCCCATGGGGGATGGTCGGCCTTGCCCCCGAAGGTCTTTGCTTTAAAGGGGTTGGAGGAGTATCGGGCTGAGTATGATGGGATGGCGGAGGGAGTTTTGTGTGAGAACGTACAGGCATTGAAGGACGAGAGGGGGCGCTTGGAAAACCTTGTTCTAGGAGATAGTGGTGTTATTAAGAAACCAACTGGGAAAGAGGTACGCTTCCAAGGCCTTGCTGAACGCCTACATACCATTGAGCAAGAGTTGAGGCTTCTGAAGGATGGCCCAGTCAATCCCTCTTTGACTATTGAGGCCTGTCGTGAGGTAATACAGGAGTACCGCATCTGGAAAAGAGGGAAGATTATTCCGAATCCTGTAGAGCCCTTAGAGATCCTTAGCAAGATCGCAGAACAGACCCGTGTCTATCACGAAATGATTCTTAGTCAACGGATAAGTGGTGTCCCCTGTCAGGAAGAGGTGATAAGGAAGGAGATTCAGAGACTAAAGGGGCTTCTTACCAAATTGGAGGACCAACAGGCGCTTGTTGAGACCTTACTACGCCATGAACAAGAGTATCCCATGCTAGAAAGGAGGCTAGCCTCTTCTGCCAAGGACATTCGGGACTGTGAGAGTCTGATTGGAGAAAGCCAGAAGTTCAAGTTCAATCCTGAGTGTGCTGCTTGCCGAGAACAGCCCTTCAAGAAGGCAGAAGAGGACGCCAGACAGAGACTGGTTGGACTGAAGGCTGAACGCAAGACCCTCCAGACTCAGTGGAATGCCATGGACGACTATGATAGTCTGGCGGATTTGATTGAGAAACGGAAGGAGGCTCAGAAGGTATTAAGGGCGTGTGAGGATGCTGGTCGGAAGATAGAGGAACTGACTGCCAATTTACGCTTTACTGCTTGGCAGAGTACAGAGAGGGACTGTCGGGACTCCTATGAGAAGGCCAAGTTGGCAGAAGAGGCCAAGCGATGGACAACTCGGGCAGCAGAGGCCGAGGCTACCTTGGTTTCATTGCTAGTCGCAGAACAGGCACAGGGACAGGCATGGCTCCAGTGGCATCAGTACCAGTATCAGGAACGGTTTAGAGTAGTTGTCAAAGCCATTCAGGACCATGAACTGGCAATGGCAAAGAAGAAGGTGAAAGAGATTGTGGAGGCCTTTCCCTTCTTCTTGGAAGAAGAGCGGCTGAGAACACAAAAGGGAGAGGTGGAAATGGACGTTCAGAGAGCCCAGGATACCCTGGATCAGTTGAATGCCTCTTCGGAAGATGAAGAGGTTCGCAATGCCTTGAAGGAGATAGCAGTGCGGAAGGACCTCTTGGACGCCTTGTCAGGCGCCTTCCAGAAGTACCGAGAATGGCTCTACACCCAGAAGGTCGGACCGCTGATTAAGCAGTCTGTTAACAGGCTCCTTGTCGGCATCTGTGAGGATCGGCCCCTCTATCTAGAACCCGTCTGGCTCAACACCATTGACACCTTCTCCTGGTTCCTGAAAGATGGCGACTGCCGTGTTCCCATTAATAAGGCGAGTGGCTTCCAACAGTTCATTATAGGAATGGTGATGAGGATTACCTTGGGCCGCATCTGTGGCCATACCATCTATAAGAATCTCATCATTGACGAAGGATTCACCGCCTGCGACGTGTCCAATCTAGAAAAAGTCCCTGCGTTCCTGAAGGGGCTTTTGACAGATTATGATGGGGTTATGCTGGCGACCCACCTGGATTCCCTCAAGTCTGCGGGTCACCGGCAAATAGTCATTAGCAGGAATGAACTGACAGGAGTCAGCCGGATTCAGGAGGGCCCGTTACTTGTGGTAGAAATGGAAGAAAAGAAGAGGAAGGGACGGACTGCGAAAAAAATTGAAGTCGGGCCTACCGTAGGTCTTTGAGGTCTTTGAGGTCTTTGAGGTCTTTAGATCCCGGCAAGTGTAAAGACTGTCCCGGCAATACCTTTAGACTGTCATAATACACCTTTAGATCCCCCGGCAATACCTTTAGGTGCCCCTGTATTCCCTTAGGTGCCCCGGCAATACCTTTAGGTTCCCCGGCAATACCTTTAGGTTCCCCTGTAATACCTTTAGGTTCCCCTGTATATCTTTAGGTTCCCCTGTATTCCCTTAGGTTCCCCTGTATACCTTTAGGTGGTCAGTTATATATCAGTCTCATTTTCAATTTCAATGCGAATCAACTCAAGATAGACTGGGTCAAAGATGCCATTCACAGGTGGTCCATATCGCAGAATGTAGATAAAGTATTCTGATTTGAATTGTAAACTTGCTTGAATGGATATATTGGCCAACAAGGCTCCTCTTGAACTAATCCTTGTTCCCATCGCATTTGCCTCCAAGTCTGCGAACTGTATTTTTAAAGACTGTATCATCGCAACCAGTTTGTCTGTTAGAGTTTTTAAGAAGACTGTGGAAGAGGGACAACAGCAGCCATTTGTAGATGTTCCTGCTAATGTTGTAACTGTGGAAAGGGTGGGATTCGTAAGACCTGAAGAGGTCAGAGTGGTCAGGACAGAGCCCTGGAAGAGAGACACCATTATTGAATCGGCTGAAATTTTTTTCTTAGTAGTGAGTATAATATGTCCACTGGTCCCACTGGCACTGTCTCTCCTACTGGCCCTGCGAACACTGCGAATCAGGATGTTGCTGGTTCCCCTGCTTACAACCCTGTAAGCGTCAATCTTCAGGCGGTGATTGACATTAGTGGAAACGTTCAGATTTTCACGACTCCTTCTAGCACGATTGCGGATGTTGTTATCTGCTCTGCCACCCTAAGTCACACAGTATTATTCAGTGATGCCAGTAATGGTGTGTTTGAATTCACGGAGCCTAGTGGAAATAGGAGTGATGTGAGTGGGTTTGTGTCTAGTAATTCAAGAAACAATGGCTCTATCCTGAATGGTATTAGTGCCAACGAAAGTGGTGCCGGCGGATACAATCTTATTACTGCCCTTGATGGTGGCCTCCAAGGTGTCCTTACGCCTACTGGCAGTGGATATGCCGCTGGTAATGTCTCATTGGATGCGTCAAGTGCCAATCCTTTTGCTAGGTATGCGGGCCAGGCCAATGGTGAATACACAACCTATGCTAATTTGGGTGAACTTGTACTGTCCCTCTATGCTTCCTACCTGTTTGGCCACCCTGCTGCCACTGCGGGTATCACGAATGACGTGGCTCTTGTGAATTACATTAATAGTGATGATAGTGCGACAGGGGCGAATGTTGGTGCCAACTTGGCCACTGCCGTCAATAATCTCAGCAATGAGATAGCCACCAGTGTTGTTCGCGCGGTTCTGTCCCAGGATCCTAATCGTGCCGTCAATGCTCCTAATAGGCAGTTCAACGCTCTTGATGGTCAGCACCATGTACCTCTGATTTTCGTGCCCGATGATGTGATCTATGTGTCCATCACGGTCAAGGCCCCCTCTGTGAGCACCACGAATTCTAGTGGTGCTGGGGGTCAGAGTGGTGGCAACCTGGTGGGTATTGCCGCTAACGCTAGCAGCAACTACCCTGCCACGGCCCCTACCCTTGCCTTCCAGATCACCCTTGCGTAAAGAGTAGAATATTAATTATTAATTCTTCAGTTCAACCTATATATAGTTTGAACTGATATTAGTAGGAGTCCTATGGGCCGTCATCGTTCTTATCACTCAAATGCCAAAACTGTATCAGCAAGCCCTAGACTCTATTCAGGGTCTATCCTCTCTACTATTCCCACAAATATTCTTCCATCTAGCACATCCGCTGCCTATGTGCCTGCCACTTCAATAAATTCTGCCACATCCAATAATATATACAGTACTACATTGGGTCTTTATGAAGAATCCATCATTAAGATTATAGATACCCTCATAGATGCCATTACAGAACAAATCAACCTTGATACGATTCTAGACCAACTAAGACCCCTTCAAATAAAGATCACTGATTTAGCAGATGCGGAAGCCCTTATTTTCAGAATCCAGAACATCATTCTTAGTGTTGTAGATAATATTACAGATAGGGTCAATATAGATATTATTCTAGATCGTCTGACCTATCTTCAAATAGAAATCAATAAAGCCACCTGTTTACCAGAAGTCTATGATGACATCGCAGACCTCTTGGGCTCCATTATAGATACAGTTACCAATAAAGAAAAATTAGATGCCGCCTTGGAACGTTTACAGACCATCAATACCTCTATGATCCCTGATGTTGATTTAGCCAATGCTATCCTAAAACTCCAACAAATGATCCTCACCATTATTGATAACATTACCCAGCGTGTAAGTTTGAATTTAGTCCTGGAACGACTCAAATATATTCAACAGGAAATTGTCACCGTCATTGACTTTCAGAATACATTATAGGTGGCTCTATGGACCCTTTCCTTGCGGATCTATGGACCCTTTCCTTGCGGATCTATGGACCCTTTCCTTGCGGGTCTATGGACCCTTTCCTCCTAAGAGTCCCATCCCTGACCCTGTCACATTAGAAGGAAGCGACGGGACTGTGCCCAGCCATATATAATTCCGATAGAACTCATACATCTTCGTATTAGTAACCTCTGTGATTTCCAAGGAAAATGAAAAGTTGAGCCCATTTAGATCAATCACTTGTCCATACGCATCCAACAATTTCACCTGTATCCGCTTCAAATCAATCGGCGACGGAAAAATAACATCATTTGACAACAAACTCCCCCCATCATCAAATAAAATAGAAAACTTGGCATCCCTCACAATAATCTTCGCCAACGCCTGTGTAAATCCAATTGTATTCTTATTTTCCACTGTGTAATAGTCATTCACTGCCAAAAATACATAGTTTTCTGCTGTAACATCTATCAAAGACTCCGATTGGACTGAATAGGTGGAAATGCCTCCTGATACATCTGTTATCGTATTCACTGTATAACGAAGTGAACGAAATCCCAGATTGTATCCTAACCCCCAGTTAAACGGCTGATTGGCTGTAGCCGTCATTATGAAATTCAGATAAAAGGGCTGCCCTGTTGCTGTAGGGGCTGCGGCTCCCACCGCTGCTACTCCTCTCAATTCAATGGTTGATTTCAGACTAAAGGGATTGGGGTAAATGCTCATGAAGATACCATAGGGTGTCTGGAGTTTGCTCACGAACTGCGCCTGAATCGTTGTCAGCAAATCAATCGCCCCATAGTTCCCATCTGCTATTTGAATCGTTACCGTCCGTAAATTATTGCTGATATCATAGGCCGAGATTACAAAGGAAGTATTATGATTGGCTGCGCTAAACT